CAAGACGTGAAGGTGGTAGAGGAACAGAGATTACCACATTGCCTGGCGGTTCTAATCTTGGTGAAATAGAAGATATTAAATATTTCCAAAACAAACTGTATAGGTCTTTGAATGTTCCTATCTCAAGAATGGAAGCAGAAAACAATTTCAGTCTTGGTAGGTCTACAGAGATTACAAGAGATGAATTGAAGTTTACTAAGTTTGTACAAAGACTTCGTAAAAGATTTACACCTCTATTTACAGATTTACTTAAAACAAACCTAGTTCTAAAAGGTGTTATCACCATAGAGGACTGGGAAAATATGGTGCAACTTATTCAGTATGACTTCCTACAAGATGGTCATTTCGCAGAACTAAAAAGAGCTGAGATGATGGAAAGTCAAATGACTGCACTACAAGGAATAGAAAGTTATATCGGTACATTCTTTAGTAAACAATGGGTACAAAGAAATGTATTGAACATGACTGATATGGAAATTGGCGAAATGCAAGACCAAATTAACAAAGAAGCTGGAATGGACACAGATGACGGAGGTGTCGAAGTTCCAGATAACACAGATGGTATCACAAGATACCCACAAGTTGATGGTTCTCCAATACCACCAGATGAAATAGATGGTGATAACGGAAACTATGACCCAAATGCAAATGGAGATGATAATGAGTAGTAAAGAATTTGTAGACGCACTATCTAATGGTAGCAATCTAGAAGCAGAAGATGCTTTTAAGAGTGCAATGTCACAGAAAATTGGTGATGCGTTAGAAAATAAAAGAAAAGAAATATCAAAAGCTTATGCACAAACTGTGCCTGCAACGGAAGAAAGTAATGACTAAGAAGTTTGATGAATTTTATTCACCAGTCATAGAGAAAGATGAGCATAAGAAATCTAAGGGGTATAAGAAATTATCTCCTAAGATGAAGAATGCTGTAGACGACATTTTTAAAAAAATGGACTCTAAACCTTCAGATTTCCTAAATACTTTTGATAAAACTATAACAGCAATTTCAAAAAGGTATAGAGTTCGAGAAAAAGAACTTATATCTTATTTTGAAAAAGAAATGTTGGCAATTTAAGAGGAGTTAGTAATGGCTATTGTTGCAAGAATATTAAGAGACACCGTAGTAAATGCTGCTGGTGCTGGTGGAACAGTAACAGTTAAGGTTGATATCGAAGATGATGCTGCTGCAAATGGTGCTATACTAGATGCAAGTGCTTTAGATGGACATGCAAACGGAGCTAAATTACACATTAGTAGACTTTGGTGGGCATTGACTCAAGGAAGTGCTGATGACGATACTGGACATGTTGAAATTCAAGAAGTATCTTCTGGAACTGATATTGTTCAGATTAGACTTGCTGGAACTGGACACTATGATGGTTCTGCTGGATTGATTAAGGGAACTGCTGCTAACACAACAGCAACTTCTGGTGACCATGAGATAACTACTTTCGGTACATCTGGATTTATTATAATTGAATTCAAAAAAGATGAAAATTACGCATAAGGAATAGAAACATGAAACTAATATCAGAAGAAGTACAAGAAGTAGAATATATCACAGAAGAAAAAGAAGGTGGTAAGAAGAATTTTAAGATTAAGGGTGTCTTCATGCAAGCTGATATCAAAAATCGTAATGGTCGTGTATATCCTATGGAAGTTTTAAACAAAGAAGTTTCTAGATATAACAAAGAGTATATCAAAGAAAATCGTGCCTTTGGGGAACTTGGACACCCAGATGGCCCAACCGTTAATCTTGAGAGAGCATCACATATGATTACCTCTCTAGAAGCAGACGGAAAGAATTTTATCGGTGAGGCCAAAATACTTGGTACTCCAATGGGGGAGATTGTAAAAAATCTTATGAGTGAAGGTGCAAAACTAGGCGTATCATCAAGAGGTATGGGTAGTTTAGACCAAAAAGGTGGTGCAAATTATGTAAAGAGTGATTTTTACCTTGCAACTGCCGCTGACATTGTTGCAGACCCTTCTGCTCCAAATGCCTTTGTACAAGGTATTATGGAAGGAAAAGAGTGGGTTTGGGATAATGGTTCTCTTATTGAAGAAGAATTAGACAGAATGAAAAAGAGAATTAAAAACAGAACTAGAGTAAAACATGCTAAGGAAGATGCGTTAGAGTTCGCAAAGTTCCTTAAAATGTTGTAATTTATAAATAAATAAAAGTCTTAAAGTAATTATAAGGAGTAATCCCCATGGCTGACGAATTAGATAAAACCATTGAGGAATTAGAGGCAGAAGTACTTGATGAGCTTGAAGAAGCGAATGGTGCAGATGCTCCTAAGAAGTCTGCTGGTAAAGCAGACCCAATGGATAAAGTAGAAGGCGAAGTACAAGATACTGGTAAAGCAGTTGTCTCGCCTGACCAAAAAGATGCCCCTGCCAAAAAAGTTGCTGCAGCTGCGAAAGAAGTTTCAAGTGATGCACAACAAAAAGGCGAAGGTAAACCAGATAAAATGCCTGGTCTGAAAGCAAAAGCTGACGGTACAGGTGGTCAATCAAAATCTCTTGCTGCTGGACACGTTCCAGAAGGCGAAGAAAGTCTTGCAGAAATGGAAGATGACGAGAAAAAAGAGATAATGAAAAAAGAAATGGCAAAAATGACTAAATCAGAAATGATGGATAAAATGTCCGAAATGATGGGCAAAATGAATTCCATGAAAAAACCTGAATTAATGGCTGCCTACAACGCTATGGAAATGGCGATGAAGAAAGACGAGATGAAAGAACCTACTGAGGAAGAGAAATCTAAATCAGAAGCTGTTGAAAAAAGAGTTAAAGACATAGACGTAAAAGAACATGTTGATGCTCTAATGAACGGCGAGGGTGACCTTTCTGAAGAATTCAAACGCAAAGCTGCAACAGTATTTGAAGCTGCAGTAAAATCTAAAGTCCGTGATGAAGTATCTAGAATAGAAGACGATTATCGCAAAGACTTAGATGAAAATATAAACGCAAACAAAGATGAGTTAACTGAAAAAGTTGACACATATCTTAACTATGTTTGTGAAGAATGGACTAAAGAAAACGAATTAGCAATTGAACGTGGACTAAAAGGTGAGATTGCTGAGGACTTTATTTCTGGATTGAAACAATTGTTTGAAGACCATTATATTGATATTCCAAACGAGAAGTATGACGTATTGGAAGCACAATCTGAAAAGATTTCTCAATTAGAAGCAAAATTAAGTGAAACAATCGAAAAGAATGTTTCTATGAAGTCTAATAATGCTCAACTAGTTAGAGAACAGGTTATATCTGAAATGAGTACAGATTTAGCTGAAACAGAAATTGAAAAGTTTAAGTCATTAACTGAAGACGTAGATTTCACAGACGAAGATTCTTACAAAGAAAAGTTAGAAACTTTAAAAGAAAACTATTTCCCAAAAGTAAAAACAGTTGTGGCAGAAACAGTTGATAATGTAGAAACTGGCAACGCACAGGACATTGATGTAAGTAATTCTATGACAGCATATATGTCTGCTATCGGTAGAGTTGCTAAAGGTCAATAGTGCAAAAATGATTAAATTTATAAATAATAGTAGAAAAAATTAAGGAGAAACAAATGTTTCAGACAGAACATCTACAAGAAAAGTGGCAGCCAGTCCTAGAGCATCCAGAATTACCAAAAATCGAGGATTCTTACAGGCGTGCCGTTACTACAGTTATTCTTGAAAATCAAGAAAAAGCTTTAAGAGAAGATAAAAACTTCTTACAAGAAGCTGCACCAACTAACTTTATTGGTGGTAATGCTTCTTTAGATACATGGGATCCAATTTTGATATCTCTAGTAAGAAGAGCAATGCCTAACCTAATCGCATACGATATATGTGGTGTACAACCAATGACTGGCCCAACTGGTCTTATCTTTGCAATGAGAGCAAGATTTGCATCAATGGACGGTGCAGAAGCACTTGCTGACGAAGCAATGCCTGATATATCTAACCAAAATGCTGCTGGTACAATCGGTGGTGGTGACATTGGTGCAACAGAAACTAACCCTGCTGTATTAAATGACTCTCCATCTGCTGGTACTTACACATCTGCAACTGGTCAAACTACAGTTCAAGGTGAAGCATTAGGGGATAGTGGAACTAACGCTTTCGCTGAAATGGCGTTCAGTATTGAAAAACATACTGTTACTGCTGTAACTCGTGCAATGAAAGCTGAGTACACAATGGAATTAGCACAAGACCTAAAAGCAATTCACGGTCTAGATGCTGAAACTGAATTAGCAAACATCTTATCTGCTGAAATACTTTCAGAAATAAACAGAGAAGTTGTAAGAAACATTTATGTTTCTGCTGTTGCTGGTGCTCAAGTTAACACAACTACTGCTGGTATCTTCGACTTAGATACTGACTCAAATGGTCGTTGGTCTGTTGAAAAATTCAAAGGACTTATGTTTGCTCTTGAAAGAGATTCAAACGCTATCGGTCAACAAACTCGTAGGGGTAAAGGTAACATAATCCTTTGTTCTGCTGATGTTGCATCTGCATTACAAATGGCTGGTGTTCTAGATTACACTCCTGCTTTAAATAACAATCTAAATGTAGATGACACTACAACAACTTTTGCTGGTGTTATGAACGGTAGATACAAAGTGTATGTAGACCCATATGCTGCTAACGTAGCTGCTTCACAATACTACATTTGTGGTTATAAAGGTACATCACCTTATGACGCTGGTATGTTCTATTGCCCATATGTTCCATTACAAATGGTTCGTGCTGTTGGTGAAAGTTCATTCCAACCTAAGATTGGTTTCAAAACTCGTTACGGTATTGCCGCTAACCCATTCTCAACTGGTACAGTTGCGGCTGGTGCTGATGGTGCAATTAGTATTTCTGCAAGTACTAACAAATACTACAGACGTGTTAAAGTTACTAACCTTATGTAATCATAAGAGTGCAGTTATAAAACTAGAGAGGGGTCTTATGACCCCTCTTTTTTTTGTATAAATAGTAGTATGACAACATCACAATCGCCATTAGCAAGACAACCCACAAAGTTAGACTATGCGAGTCCAACGCAGTTTAGGTTTATTATTACCCAACTTCCAAAGGTTGAGTTTTTTACTACGGCTGCAGGTATTCCAAGTATAACTCTTGGTGATACAGTTATGCCTACAAGATTTAAAGAAATTCCAATGATGGGTGATAAACTGGATTATGAACCTCTAACAATAACATTTCTAGTAGACGAATATCTAGAAAATTATTTGTCTTTACACGAATGGATGACTGCAATAGGATTTCCAGAAAATCACGAACAATTTTCTACGTTCAGAGGTGTGACTTCAAATACTCCTGTAGAAACTATAGGTACTAAAAGTACAGGTATTGGTAGTGTTCAATCAGCAACAGCAGTAAGGTCAATGTTCTCAGATGCAACCCTTACAATATTATCTAGCAAAAACAATCCTATCGCAGAAGCTCGTTTTGAAGATATTTATCCTACAAATCTTGGTGCATTAGAATTTAATCAAAACGCAACAGATGTTGATTATTTGTCAGTAACAGCAACATTCGCATATAAAATATATAAAATAATAACACTATAAATAGTTCCATATAATGGAGTGAATATACTATGACACTAGATGAATTGCAGGCACAGACTGCGAAAGACTTAAAAGTAAATGATGAACACCTTGATACAGAATCCCTCAAAAATCAAGAAATAAAATCAAAGTATCTCAATCACAAATCAAAGTTTGAATTACTATTGTGGAAAGCAAAAGGTGATTACAAACGATTGTATCGTGAGAAATGGGAATACTATGGTGGTAAGGCTGATGCAAAAATTTATGTCACTAAACCCTTTGACCTTAAAGTTCTCAAAACAGATTTAAGTGTCTATATCGAATCAGATGACGATATTATAGATGCAGAAAATAAGATAGCATATTTACAGACGGTTGTCAAGTATATTGATGGTGTAATTAAATCTATAGACAATCGTGGTTGGGATATTAAAAATGCTATAACTTGGAAACAATTTGAAGCTGGTATGATGTAATGAAACAATGGATTGGTTATTATAAAGACGTTGTTTCACACGAAACATGTGATAG